TTTTTTTTTGCTTGTTAATTATTTAACCTGCTTACATTGGGACAAGATTACATTCGAAGAAAGATTCGTAACCATTTAAAGCGACCGCACCAAGCACGACAAAGCATAGCAAGAGTGGTTCTCTTATTTCGGAGTTCTTTCAAACCAGTAACATACCTGTGGAACTTCCAGATGTTAGGATCCATTTGGATTGGGAGACCCCATCGCAAATTTGGCAAACTGAGCAGATACTCAGAGAAAGCGTGTACCCGGTCCATCGTATTGGCTGTTGACATACTCAATGATAGAACACGACCAATAGCCTCTTCGATGCTGCGAACCCAACGAGATGGATAACAACAACGACCAAACACATCAACTTCATCTCGAACGAAAGCATTGACATCAGAAAACACAGTGGATAACATAGGTTGTTCCAGAAGAGTTTGTGGTCCTTCGAGACTCGACTTTGGAGCACGATGGAATTTTGTACCAATCTCAGACGCTGCTAGTACGAAGTCCTCTAGATCCAGGGAAGCATCTTTAACAATGTGGCATCCGTCGTCTCCACCTGCTAGTACTTCTCCTCTCTCCAAACGTCTTCCTTCCAGTTTGCGTGTGAGGGTTGCTCTGTCAACCACATTCACAACTAGCCAAATCAGCAATGTAAACAAGGAACCACTAGGAAATCCACCTTCTTTGCGATAAAGAATGTCGTCGAACACAAAAGGAGTATTAATGAAATACCACTTCAAATACTCCCAATTCCGTTGATAAGCGAGTTTTCCTTTCTCAGAAATCTTTTCAGATCCTACATAATCGAAGTCAATCATATTCTCAACTATCTGAAACGCATCGCGTATCTTCCAGCTAGGAACATTCTTGTCTCCTTTCACATAATCTCCAATAAAACATTTCTCTCCAGGTTTCACTTTTCTCAGAAATTGGCTTACTTTCGTGAACATCCCTCTCCCCAAACAAATAGGTAAATCACAAATCTCGCGATACTCAAGAATGGCTTTGTACAAATTGGTTCCGAAGACGGATTCTGCACAAGACACGACAGCAGGGTAACACCATGTTGCTCTTGAGACCACTTTATCGATTGGTGCGACCATTGGTTTGAGGAAGGGTCGTACTGGTGGAACTTTGTAGTCCTTGAATTTCTTGCTCTTGGTTGTAGCGATATGATTGAACAGTTTGTAAGTATCATCGACAATTTGTTCGCGAATTTCAGTGCGTCGAGCGAAGTGTGGGAAACCAGAATTAGTATCTTCAGGCGAGTACCAGTGAATCTTCCGAAGTGGAATGAGGTGTGGAAGTTTGAACAGCCGCGCTGTATCCTCCAAACCTAACGCATAGAAATGTTGATTTTCTACACTCACTTCACTCTTCTTCATTCTGCTGTTGTTGTACAAGCTGAGCTCTCTTTGCATTCCTTGAATACTTCCACTCGTCCGATGCAAACCGTCCATCTTTGATCTCATTTCCGGATCGAACTCTGCAAGGTGTCGAAGAATTCTATCATCTCGCGGAGGTTCTCTTGGAGTCCAGATCTGGTCAGTCGGGTATGCACAGATGCGCGTCAATCCTCGTCCAGTTGGCAATTTCAACTTTTGGCTATTAAGCCGATAAGTGCGCTGCTTTTGCATAAAGCAAGTCAACCAATATTTAGGTTATGTGACT